CCCCAGTTGCTTCGCTATCTTCATCACCTTGTTCTCCAAGCTTTTTTTGAAGTTCGACATAAGCTTTTTCTAAATCTTCAGCATTCTTATACTTACCAGCAAGTAATTGTTCTTGCTCAGCTTGTATCTGTTCACCAACTTGTAGTGAGTCTTGTTCGTCTGCATTTAAATTATCTTCCGTGGTAATTGAATCAGTACCAGGATCATATGTAAGTGTTTCTGCCATATTTATTCAGTAGGTGGTTCCTCTTCGGGAGTTAATTGTGGATTCTTAGAAGGATCCATCATTGGTGAGCTGACCATTTGACCAGCTTGATCTAATAAAGATTGTTGAGCTTGTGCTTGTTGTTGTTGTTGCATTTCTTGTTGTAACTGTTGCTCAGTCTTAACAAGATTCAATACATCTATACCTTGTGCAGCTGCTAATCGTTTGATAGCTTCTGAAGGATTAATGAACTGCATCAATGCTTCTGGTCCTAATGTCTGGGCAATGGTAGTAATGAATGCGGTTAAGCTTTCTCTATCCTGACCACGACCTAATGCATTAACTCCAGCTACAATCTGTGGACGTACCAAATCTTTAGGTATGTTTGGTATCTCTTTAGATCTTTGAAGTATTAATAATGTTCTGTTTAAGTAAGGTACGAGGAACTCAATAGTTAACAACGAGAATAGACCTCCGAGCTGTTGCTCTAGTTCTAACTGAGTTAATCTAACTTCCTCTGCAGTAGTGCGTTCACTTTGTCTTACATTTAAAACAAGGAAAGCATCACTGATTCTTTTGTCTAAAGTCTGAGCCATCTGTGCAGCTGTACTGAAATCAGCAGTTTTACCTACTTGAATTACAGCAACATCTTCTGGTCTACCTTGAATGATTGCTCCATTACCTGCCTTAGCTATTGCTGCTGGCTTTGTGGTAGAAGAAGGAGAAACAAGGAATACTACTTTAGCAGCTGCGGCTGAACCTTCAACCAAAGCTTGTGACAGTCCTTCAAGTGATTTCAAGTCGCCTAAGAATTCTTCGACTCTTCCACGACCATAGTCTTCACCATCAACTGTATTAAATCTAAGTACCAACCAAGGACTAGCTTTCTTTGGTGCTGTGCTACGGCTGTTAGGAATTATTCTATCTAAAGCTTCCTGATGCCAGATCCAACGACCACTTTTTTCATCTAGTCTGACGTAGGTGTACACCTCAACGTCATCGTTGTTAGAGCCTACGGATTGATCCACTACAGTAAGTGGGTCAGGTTCAGGCAGCTCTATACCTAATACCTTTCTACTAATAATTTCTTTAGTAACTATTTCTAAAACGTTACCGTTACCATCACGGTTAACAACATATCTATTTAATGGGAAGTTTTTTAAACCATCCTTACCCATAAATATTAAAGCATTACCACCTACAATGAGGTGCTTTAATGCTTGATGTACTACAACCCGATCACTAGATGCAGCTATATAATCCATGACCATTCTTTCCATCTTTGCAAATGAAAGATCTAGTTCACTACGGATCTCTGCTGGTATCTCTTCTCCTAACTTGTCATCTCTAACTTGTAGTTTAAAGAAGGTAGTTTGAGGAGGTAGTAGGGCCAACATTAACTTTGCTGCTAACGTGACCACTGCTTTGGATCCACAGCTTTGCCATGGAGTTGTTAATTTTTTATGATTAGGATTTGATGTTAAGTCTCGTTCAATAAGGTAAGGCAACGTAAGCTCTGAACAAGTAATTGCAGTGTCTAAGAATTGAGATCTAACACTAGTTAATTGTCCATATCTTTCACGTGCCGTCATATGTTAGTACCTCCAGCTGGAACATCAGTACCTGTATTAACAGCTGGATCTTTGTTAAGTTTTATTCTCAATCCACGAGTACCTTTAGATGATTGATTTTTTACTTTCTTACTTCTAGCCCTTCTTACCTGTGGATTCACATCAGTTACTAATGGATCAGGTTCAGGTAGTGGTGCTACCGGTGCAGCAGGTGGTGGTGGTGGCGGTGCTAAAGGTGGTGGTGGTGGTGGAGTAGGTGAACTCTGTCGAAACGGTCCTACACACATTAGATTTCAT